TTCATCGCCGACGGGGTGACCGCGGCCCGCGCCGAGTACCTGGTGGCGCTGGCCGTGACCTGCCATGTCACCCCGCGTGAGGCGGACCGGCTGACGGTGCCGGATTTCGGCCGGCTGACCTGCGGCATCGACGCGCTAGAGGACCGGGACGGAGGCTAGGCCGTGGCGCTGGTCAAGACCGTCCGCCTGAATATCGTGACAGCGCCGGGCGATTCCAGGGCCAAGATGGAGGCCATCGACCGCCAGGCCCGCAAGCTCGGCGAGCTGCACCCTGAAATCAAGGTAAAGATCGATTCTGCGGCTGCGCTGCTGCAGCTGTCCGTTCTGAAGCATGAGCTGAAGAACACCGGCACCGAGTCGGAGACGCTGTCCGGGAAGTTCCGGAACCTGTCCCGCAGCATGGACCAGGCGCTGCCGAAGTTCTCCGGCCTGGCCGCGGCGGGGCTGTCGCTCGGCCCGGCGCTGCTGCCCGTCCTCGCCGCGGCAACGGCCGCTACCCTCGGCCTCGGCACGGCTCTCGCCGGTGCCGGGGCCGCTCTCGGCATCTTCGGTGCCGCCGCTAAGTCGAATCTCGCGGACATGGAGAAGCAGCTCAAGAAGGTCCAGGCGGCCAACCTGCTGGCGAACAAGGCGCTGGCCGTCAAGCCCGGGGACCGGACGGCTACGCAGAAGGCGCAGATCGCCGACGCGAAGGCGATGACGGCGGCGTTCGATAAAGAGTTCGGGGCGCTGGCCACGGCGCAGGAGAAGCTTAAGAAGGTCTGGGACTCGTTCAAGAACCAGGGCGGCGTCGTCAACAACACGCTCGCCCAGGGCATGAACCTCATCGCCGCCGCGCTGCCGCACTTCACCCCGCTGCTGCGCCTGGGCGCCACGGCGGTGCAGGCGTTCGAGGGGGCGCTGGCCGGGTTCACCGTCGGCGGCGGCCTGGACCGGATGGTCGCCGGGCTGGTGAAGTTCGGGAAGATCGGCCTGGCGGGGCTGCTCGCGGTGCTGCATAATCTCGCGGTCGCGTTCGGGGCGCTGTCCGGCGGCATGGGCAGTTTCGCGCAGGGCGCGATTAACGGCATCGTGGGGCTGTCGCGGGCGTTCGCGGACTGGGCGCAGAACAAAGGGTCCGGCGCGCTCACCGGGCTCATGGAGACCGTTAAGCGGCTCGGCCCCGGCGTCGCGGCGCTGCTGCAGAACCTGGCGGCGGTGCTGCCGACCCTGGCCCGGGGCCTGTTCCCGCTGGCGCCGCTGTCGCTGGCGCTGTCGACGGCGCTGGCCGGGATCATCGCGAAGGTGCCGCCGGGCGTGATCACGGCGCTGGCTGTCGCGTTCCTGTCCGTGTACGGGGCGATCAAGCTGGTTACGACGGCGACGAAGGTCTGGGAGGGCGTTCAGGCCGTCATGAACGTGCTGCTCGACGCGAACCCGATCGGGCTGATCGTCCTCGGGCTGGCCGCGCTGGTCACCGGCATCGTGCTGGCGTACCAGCATTCGGAGACGTTCCGGAAGATCGTGCAGGCGTCGTTCCGCGTCGTCCTGGCGGTGGTGCAGGCCGTGTGGGGCTGGATTAAGAAAAACTGGCCGCTGCTGCTGGCCGTGCTCACCGGGCCTATCGGCCTGCTGGCCACGTTCGTGATCAAGCACTTCGACACGATCAAGTCCGTCATCAGCGCCGCGATAAAGATCATAAAACTCACGTTCCTGACGATGATCGACAACATGCTCGGCGGGCTGCGGAATCTCACCGGGACTCTCGGTCACCTGCCCGGGCCGCTGGGTGCCCCGTTCCGCGCGATGTCCGGCGCGATCGACCATGCCCGGGACCGCATCCATGCCCTGATGGACAGCGTCCGCGGCGTGCACGGCAAGTCCGTGAAGATTCTCGTGGGCGGGTCCGGGCACTGGGACATCGTCGGCCCCGGCGGCCCGGGCCACCGCGTCGGCGCGAAGGGGCTCCTGGTTACCGGCGGCGTGCCCGGCCGGGATTCCGTGCCGATCCTGGCCATGCCCGGCGAGGCCGTCGTCCCGAAGCACCTCACCCCGGCGATCGCGCCGTTCCTGGCGGCGAACAGGGTTCCCGGGTTCGCCCGCGGCGGCGTCGTCGGGTCCTACGCCGACGGGCCGGCCGGGCTCGGCAGGTTCCTCGGCCGCGAGTACGCGGCGACCGAGCGGGCCATCGAGCTGGGCGTGGTCGCCGCGATCCGCGGCGCGCAGAAAGCAGGCGCCGGGTTCGGCGGCGGGTCCGGCGCGCTCGGCGGCGACGCCGGGGCGAACAAGTCCCTCGCGTCGCGGATATTCCCCTGGGGATCGTCGCAGTGGCCGCCGTTCGTGGCGCTGGAAATGCGCGAGGCCGGATTTAACCGCTTCGCCCGCAACCCGTCCTCGGGGGCGTACGGGATACCGCAGGCGCTCCCGCCGACGAAGATGCCGTTCGCCGCGCAGGCCGCGGGCGGGTCGCACGCCGGGCCGCAGCTGTCGTGGATGTTCAACTACATCAAGGGCCGGTACTCCACCCCGGCCGGCGCGTGGGCGCACGAGGTCAGCGCCGGGTGGTATGACCGCGGCGGCGTCCTGCCCCGCGGGCTGTCGCTGGCGCTGAACACCACCGGCCGGCCGGAGCCCGTCGGCGCGGCCATCACGCCCACGGTGGTCATCCGGGTTGGCGGGTCCGGTCACGGGACGCTGGACCGGGCGGTGCTGTCGTGGCTGAAGCGGACGGTCGTCGTCGAGGGCGGCGGCGACGTCCAGGTTGCCCTGGGCGGCACCTAGATGGCGATGTTCCCGCTGGACGTCACCGCCGAGCTGCTGATTAACGGAAGCTGGACGGACGTCTCCCGGTACGTGTACCAGCGCGACGGGATAAGCATCAGCGGCGGCCGGGCGGACTGGTCCGATAAGCCGCAGCACGCCACCGCCACGTTCACGGTGAACAACCGGGACGGCCGGTTCTCCCCGCTGTATGCGTCGGGTGCCTACTACCCGTACCTGACGAGGAACGTCCAGTGCAGGATCGGCGTCACCGCCACCAGCTCATCCGGCGCGTTCTACTCGGGGTTCCGGTTCTACGGCGAGGTGGCCGCGTGGCCGCCGCTGTCGGACATCTCCGGCAAGGACGTCTACGTGACGGTGTCCGCGGCCGGGCCGATGCGCCGCATCCGCTCCGGCGGCGGCAAGGGCTCCGCGCTGACCCGCTACTACAACACGCTGACCGGGTCGTATGCGCCGGTGGCGTACTGGCCGTGCGAGCAGGATCCGGATTCGGACGTGATCGGCGCCGGGATCGAGGGCGGCCAGGACATGGACATCCTGTCCGGCACGCCGCTGTGGAAAGCCGTCTCCAATTTCAACGGCTCGGCGCCGATCGGGGTGCTGAACGGATCGGCGTGGTCCGGGGTGACCGGCGATTTCTCCACGTCCGGTGATGACATCTTCGCCGCCGCGGGGACCTACACCTGGGTGGCGTCGACCACGACGGTCAACGCGAAAGTCTGGGGCGCGGGCGCCGGGGGCGCGAACGGGGGCACCGGCGCCGGGGGCGGCGGCGGCGAGTTCGCGCAGGAGACCACGCTGGCGGTCACGCCCGGCAGCCCGTACACGGTGCGGGTCGGCGCGGGCGGCAAGGCCGGGCACGGCGCGGCGGCCACGTCCATCGCCGGTGCCGACGGCGGCGACTCGTCGGTTGCCGGTGACGCGGTGACGGTCACCGGCCACGGCGGTAAGGGCAACTCCGGGTCCACCGGCGGCCTCGGCGGCACCGGGTACGCGTCCGGGACGCATCACAACGGCGGGCAGGGCGGGTCGAACCCGTCGAACTTCCAGGCCGGGGCCGGGGGCGGCGCCTCCGGCGGTACCGCCCTGGCCGGGAACGCCGGGGCCGCCCCCGTCGGGATCACCCCCGGAGCAGGCGGCGCGGCGGTGTCCGGCGGCGGCAAGGGCGGCGACGGCGGCCCGAACTACGGGCCCGGGCTCCAGGGCGGCTCCCCCGGCGGCGGCGGCGGCGGCGGCGGCGACGACCTCGACTCCAACTATGACCACGCCGGGGGGTCCGGGGCGCCCGGCAAAGTTGAGATGGCGTACACGCCGACCGGCGGCGGCACCACGGCGACGAACAACATCATCCGGTTCATCCTGTACGTCCCGCCGCACGGCGGGAACCGTTCCAAGGTGCTGGTGCGGGCGGTCACCACCGGGACGATCGCCACCCTGGACGTCAGCCTCAACTCCACGTCGACGGGGCTGGTCATCACGGGGAAGCTGTCCGGCGGGTCCACGTCGTTCACGGGGACGCTGACGACGCCGGTCAACGGGGTGCCGCTGCTAGTCAGTGCGGAGCTGAACAAGTCCGGCACGTCGATCGCGTGGGCGCTGAAGGCCATCGAGCCCGGCCACACCGGCATCGCCGGGTCGGTGTCCGGCACCGTGGTCACGTCCAGCATCGGGAATGTCAGCGCGGTCCTCGCCGGGCCCAACGCCGACATCACCAAGACGGCACTCGGCCACATCTCGGTGCAGTACGCGTTCATTGACATCCGCGCCGTGTCCGCGGCGCTGCACGGCCACACCGGCGAGATGTCCGTCGACCGCTTCATCCGCCTGTGCAACGAGCAGGCCCTCGCCGCCAACCCGCGGTTCGCCGAAACCTCGGACCACTGGGGCTTCGAAACCGGCACCCAGTCATGGGTCGGCACCCTGGCCACGCTGACGCAATCAGCCGTGTGGGCGTCACCCGCCGACCCGACTCACTCGCTGCTGCTGACGTCCACCGGCGCCGCGGGCACCTGGTCCGCGTCGTCGCCGCGGGGGACCAGCGGCGAGCCGTGCAATCCCGGGGACACGGTATCGGCCGCCGCCGACGTGTTCACCCCGGCCGCGCTCGGGAACATGACCCTGCACATTGATTTCTTCACCGCGGCCGGGACGTTCCTGTCGTCGATCAGCCCGGCCACGGTCGCCGTCGCCGCGGGGGACGTGACGACGCTGAAGGCCACCGGCACGGTACCCGCCGCCGCGGCGTTCCTGTCCTGCATCGTCCTCGACGTCGAGACCGTCGCCGCGGGGAAGCTCATCTATGTTGACCACGTGCGGCTCACCCCGCGGATGGGCCCGCAGACCGCGAAGGAATACCACCACTTCCTCCACGAGATCGCCGTCCTGGACGCCGGGATACTCACCGAGGCGCGGAACTCGTGGGCGCTCGGGCTGCGGACCCGGTTCTCCCTCGTCGCCCAGGCCGCCGCCGTGACGCTGACCTATAACATGCTGTCGCCGCCGCTGGAACCCGTCGTGGATGACCAGCGGACCGTGAACGACGTGATCCTGAAACGGCACAAGGGGTCGCAGGTCAGGATCACGAACACGGTGACAAGCTCGCCGATGAACACCCAGCCGCCGCCCGTCGGGATCGATAAGAAGACCAGCCTTACCAAGGTGATCGCCGAGTCCGACGCGCAGCTGCTGGCGCTGGCGCAGCACCTGCTCAACCTGGGCACGGTCACCGATGAGCGGTACCCGACGATCACGGTCAACCTGGCGCGGGCGTCGATCACCGGGAACGCGATGGCGCCGCTGCTGCCGGCCATCGCCGCCGTCGAGGTCGGCGACCGATTGGCTCTGTCCGGCCTGCCGTTCTGGTACCCGTCGACCACCGCAAGCCAGCTGGTCATCGGCTACACCGAGACGATTAACCCGCGCGACTGGGAAATCACGTGGAACTGCGTCCCGGAATCGCCTTACTCCCTGACCGCCACCACCAGCGGCCGCTGGTGAGTCGGGCGTACAGTTACCGGCAAGAATCCATCTGCCTGACAAGGGACGGTAACGATGGCAAGGCTGAATGACGCCGCAGCGCGTGACCTCGACGAAACCCGCCGCCTGCTCTACATGGCGCTGCTCGTCGGCAAGACCAAGAAATACAACCTCGCCGGGACGATCGTGAACGCGATCCGCCACCACCAGCACGCCGACACGGACGCTGACCCGTCGGTACTGGAGGACCGCGTCGTGGCGTACTGCAACCGGCCGGTCGGCGAGGCATCCGAGGACGACGCGTGGATCAGGGATCAGGTCCGCCGCTGCATCGATGCTCTCGGCGATGACGATGAGGCCCCGTCTCCTGCCAGCGTTCAGGCAGCCGACATAGGCCACTAGATGGGCTGGTGGGCGCCCAGCGGTGCATCGATGCTCTCGGCGATTAGGCGCGCCTGGAAGCACCGCGGGTGCGTCAAGTTGCCTGACGGGAGGTGCAGCATTTACTCGCCGTGCCGTGCCGGTGACCTGAAATCGTCATGGGAGGACTTCCAGCGCAGGGTCACTGATCCTTCCACCGGCCCGGCGATGGCGGCCGCTGAAATGCGGCGCATCATCACCGAGCGCCGGGACCTGGACGGAAAGCGCCGGTGATGGAGCACGAGATCACCGCCGAGGCAATGGAGCAGCTCGCAGCAGAACTGCGGGCATTCGCCGTCACCATCGGGGACAGGGATCGATGGCTCGCCCAGACGTTGCGCAACAGAGCTGCCTGGTGGTCCGGCCGGGCCACGGATCACGGTGACTGACCGGAGGTGACATGCCAGCATCCCCGGACTTCGACCCGGACCAGCTCCACGACGAAATCGCGGAACTGCGCGGCCTGCACGACCGGCTCACCGAGGTCATCGGCACCGGCGGGAACATGCAGGTCAACGGGGTCCTGACGGCCACCGACCCGGTTAACGGCGGCCCGGAAACGTGGCATGACCTCGGCACCCTGCACGGATTCACGCTCACCCGCGGCCGGTACCGGATGAACATCGAGGGCGAGCTGGAGATCGATTTCCAGGGCCTGGGCGTCAACACGAACGCCGCGACCGAGACATTCGCCAACGCGATGCCCGCCGCGTACCGGCCCGTGCAGGTACGCCGGGGGACGTGCGAGACGGGCCGGGCGATGACCGCGGGTGACCCGTGGCCGAAACTCGTCGTCAACACCGACGGGACCGTGGACGTGATCACGTTCGTCTCCGTCTCCGTGACCCTTCAGTTCAACGGGTCATTCCCGCTCGACTAGGAGGACCGCGTGGCACTGTTCAACAAGGGCGAGCTGTCCCCGCAGCAGATCATCACCCTCGCGCAGACGCGGCTGGCCGCGCACCGCCGGGCGCTGCTGGACATCAACGAGCTGTTCGGGTGGCTGTCCGCGCAGACCGACGGCGACCTGACCACCGGGCTCGGGTTCGACGTCGACGACCTGTTCGCGGTCCGCTCCGCGGTCGCCGACGCGCACGCCGAGTACCAGTTCTACTCCACCGGGACAGTTCCCGGATCGTACCCGCAGCCTGCGTCCGCGTACGTCTACGCGGCGAGCCAGGTGCGCGTCATAGGCCCCCAGTAGCACCACAAGGCACAATGGAAACGGGCACGCACGGCCCCCTGAGCACCGGGGAGGGGAGCGCGGGTGCCCGACTCGACGCTGCTGTCCGGGATACTCGGCTCCGCAGGCGCCGGGACGGCGCTGATCGTCGTCATGATCCTGACCGGCGTCCTTTCCACCTGGCGGTACACGAACCGCGTCGAGGCCGACGCGGAGTACTGGAAGGCCGCCGCCGGGGCCGAGCGCGAGGTGTGCGCGGCGAAGGACACGGCGCTGGCCGCCGCGGTGCAGCGAGCCGACGCCGCCGTCGAGGTCGCTAACCTGACGAAAGAGCTCCTGGAGGACCTCCGGAGGAGGACCGATGCGGCTGCGGCGAAAACCCAGTGACATCAGCGCATCCATCGAGGACGCCGTCCGCGCCCGCGAGGACGCCACCACCCGGCTCGCCGCGGCACGGGACCTGATCGCCGTCCAGCGGGAACGGGCCCGCGCCGAGCGGGTCACCATCATCGCGTCGCTGAAGAAGATGCGCGCGGCCAACAACCTGGCCGGGCTGATCCTCGACGACGTGGAGAAGAACACGGGGGCAGACGGTGACGCAGGCGCAGCTGGCCGCTGACCTCACCGCCGATGCGATCGTGTACGCGGGCGCGGCATCGACGGCGTTCCTGATCTTCGCCGCCATCCTGGACCCGAAGCTGTTCCGCACCTCGATCGGCCGGACGCTGATCCTGCTCGACGCGGGGCTGCTGGCGCTGTACGCGCCCTCGGTGCTGCACCGTTTCCTCGGCCTGCAGATCGCGCAGGCCGGGTTCGCCTGGTACTACCTCGGGACGATCCTGCTAGTCGGCTCCGCGGTGTGGTGGCGGACCTGGATCATGATCCGCGCCCAGCGGCGCGGACGCTAAGGAGGGCTCATGCCGCGCTGGCTGATTTACCTGATCGCCCTGCTGGTGATCCTGATCATCATCGTCATCCTCGTCGAGCATTTCCACGTCGTCGCGCACTAGGAGCCCCGCCATGGCCGTACAGCGCGCCATCTCGCCGACCCTGAACCCCGCCGGGCTGACGTCCGCCGGGCTCGCCGTCTACGCCGCCGTCGTCATGATCCTGAACGCCTACCACCACCACGGGATCATCGACCCGCCCGTCATCGTCGCCGCCGTGGGAGCCGTGGCCGCGCTGCTCACCCGGCAGGTCGTCACCCCGGTGGCCGACCCCCGCGACGGCAACGGCACGCCCCTGCTGGTGCAGGCGGGCGCGCTGCCGCCAGGCACGGTCCCGGTGCTGCCGTCGAACGTGACCGTCGTCCCGGCGCCCGGCGAGGACGGCGAGAAACTCCAGGTCACCTAGGCCGTCACAACCCTCACGACGCCATAGATGACGATCAGCAAGATAAACAGCAGCGCGACCGCCATGCAGGCACCGGCGTCATCCTCTGTCATCCGCTCATCCTCCTAGGTTCCCGGCCGCGTAAGACCTCGCGGGGAGGCAGCCCCCGGGAAAGACGGCCCCCCAGGGCCTGGCACCCTCCCTGGGGGGCCGTTCACTCATGCCTACAGGTGCCCGGACAGCGCGCGGAACCACCACGTCTCGCACGCGACAGACCCCTCGCAGCTCGCGCCCTGGTTAGTGCTCGACCCGCCGCCGCCGCTGTTGAAACTGTTCCCGTTGGACCACATGACTACCTCCTGTTAGTTGACTGGCTGAACCTTCTTGCGCCGCGGGCCTCGTTTCCGGTCATAGGGCCGGAAGTAGCCCGGGTGCTCCGCGCGCCACTGGCGCTGGCGGTCGCGGCGGCAAGCGCGGCATATCCGGCAGCCGCGCTTATCGATGTAGGTGTTGGCTTCGTCGTACGGATGGTCAGCCGGGCAGCATTCCTTGGCCGCGTTGACCGCGCCGACCCCGCCGCCGCGCATCAGGTTCTCCTTGTGCGTCAGCACCTCCATGTGCGCGACATTCGCGCAGTGACGGTGCAGGCACCCGCGGGCCTTCACGTGGTCCAGCTCGAACCCGGCAGGCACCGGGCCCTTCTCCAGCACCCAGGCAGCGATATGCACGTAACCGCTCCGGATCTTGCCGTCCTGGCCGCGCACGGCGATCCGGCCATAACCCTTGGCGTCGCGTGCGCGGGTCCAGAGCAGGCAGCCGCACGGGTCAGGCTCAAGACGGGCATACAGCCGGTCACGAAGCGTTATATCGTGCCCGTAATCGCCCACTTCGCCTCCCTTACTGCCAGGTAATTTAGCTTAACTTATAACCTGTTATCGGCACTTGGCTGGTCAGGGCTGCGGGACGCGCGTCCAGTCGGGGTCACCGTCGGCCACGACAGACGACTCGCGCATACCGAGGAACGCATCGAGGTCGCCGCGCTTGATGGCAGCGGCGAGCCGCTCGAACTCGATCCGGGCGCAGCCGAGGAACTGGCCGGACTCGGTGGAGTGCAGCATGACAGCGCCGATGCTGTCCGGGTTGTTGCCTACTTCGATCAAGATGGTCTCCTTTCAATGGCGCGGGACGGTCCCGCGCTGGTGATCACGTGAACCCGCGCCGGAACCTTGAAATTGGCGGCCCGGTTTTCAAGGCTCCGGCGCGAACCTTGAAATTGCGGCGGCGCGATGGCCGGGCGGGTGCCGCGCGGCACCGGGACCACCGGCACCCGGTACCAGTACACCGGCCGCCGCCACGCCGTCCGCGTCCGAACAACCTGCCACATCACTTACGCCGGATCAGCGCCCAGGCTGCCACGAACGGCAGCGCGAGCAGCGTCATCAGGCACCCGCCCGCCGGTGCCATCCTGACCGGCTCGCCCTTCTTGTCGATCCACCCGGAATACGGCTGCTCATCGTCCCTGCTCATCGCTACTCCCTGTTATCGCTACGGTTGGTGACGGACGGCGCGGCTGTCACACCCTGTGACGCCCGCTGTGTCCGTCATGTCCTATCTGTCCCACTATGAACCTACGCGGGAAACCGCGCCGGAGGCGCCTTCTTTTGGGCGGGTTTCCCGCGTGCAGAACGCTGTGACTCACCGTGACCGCCACCGGAGGCGTGACGCTACGTAATCCGCAGCCCGCCGGGCCCAGCTACGGTGCGTGACCAGCGGCTCCGGCCGGTTCCGCAGCTTGTCCTGCCACTGCTGCTTCTCATCCCCGTACACCAGATTCCCGAGCCCGGCCCGGCAGCCTTCCTCGCCGCCCGGCGCCCACCTGTTATCGGTGCCGATGTCGTTCCAGTGCCGTATCTGCGTCCCCGGCGGCCGGTCCGGCTCGAACGCGGCCATCATCAGCGAGTGCATCGTGCGGGTCTGCCGGACGCCGCCGTGGTCGTAGACCTTGACCAGGACGTAACCGCGATTGGAGATCGTCACCGACAGGGGCGCGCCTTTCACCCGGCGCCCGTTGCCCAGCACGCGGTCAACGGACCGGGCCTCGCCCCAGTTGGATACCTCGCAGAAGTAGCCGGGGACCGGCTTCCACCACCACGCCCCCGGGTAATCGCTGCGATCCTGATCCGGCATGTCTAGCGGCTCACGGCTGCGCATCATCTGCCTGTCCTCACTTTCAGCTCGCCGAGGTCGTACAGCCTCGCCTGGTCCCGGACGCCGACCGGCTCCGGGAACCCCGGCCGCGTCGACGCTTTCCGCGCCGCCGCCAGCGACGGCCACAGCCCCGCGTCCGCGGCCTCCCGCAGCGTCACCGTGGCCGATCCGGGCGGCAGGCCTGGGACTGTCCCTGAGACAACCGGCTGGTCAGCACCCGGTACGCGCTCGATCGCCCGCTGTCCTATGACAGGGCCGATAGCGGTCACGCACGGCATCCCCGCAGGCGGCACGGCCACCGTCCCCGACATCGCCCAGTCCCGGGCCTCCTGCCCCGTCATGAACGCTCCCTGGGTCTCCCGGACGGCCGAGCGGGTCACGATCTGCAGCCTGCCCCGGTGCCCCGACGCGGCCGGCATGGGGTGACGGTCGCCGACCAGCATCTTCCACGCCGACGCCGTCGGGTCCTTGAAGATCAGGACGCCCATGTTCTCCCGCGCATCCCCGCTGCCGCTGGCCTTGACCGAGAGTCGCTGGCCGATCTGCTCGACGTTGCAGAGCACCTGCCGGCCCAGGAACATCACGTCATCGAGGGCCTCGCTGCCGGGGGAGCGGCCTTTCTCTTCCATCTCCCGGTTCCACCACGCCTTCAGCCGGTTCTGCGTGGCGTTCAGCTCCTCGGCGAGGATGAAAATCCGGGCGCCCGGGTTCGCGTGGACCTTCCCCTCAATGTCCGCGTGCGCGAGCGCCAGCCGGTTACGGCGGGCGACCTCGGCGGACAGCCATACCAGCGTCTCCTCGATCTCCGCGGGCGTACCGGCGTAGGCGACGTTCGGCAGGCCCCGCGCCCACATGTGGGAGATCAGCTTGATGTCGAGGATCACGCCGAGCGCGCCGTGGTGCAGCAGCTGCGCAAGCTGGTTCTTCGCGACCGTGGACTTGCCGTCGCCGGAGCCCATGGAGAGGCCGAGGTGCGGGCTGTCGTTGTCGACGGACACCCGGACGATCTCGCCCTTGCGTCCTATGCCCATGACGATCTCGTGCTCGGCCGCCTCATGCGCGGCGCCGCGGATGTCCTTCAGGTACACGTCAGCGGGCGGCGGCTGGGAGGACGCGAACACTACCTGGGGCTTGCGGCCCTTCAGCCCCCGCCAGTCCGGTTCCAGCTCGCCGACCTTCGCGGTCACGGCGCGGGTGATGGCCTCGCGGTCGCGGGGGCTGCCGGTGAACTCCTCGCCGAGGGTCATCACGACGCCGGAACGGTCAGGCTCAATCATCAGGTGCTCCGGCGCCGCGCCGAGCTCGTGCCGGATCGCGGCCGTCAGCGGCTGCACGTACGCCCGGTGGTGCTGCCACCCGGTGACCTTCCGCGTCGCCCGCGGGATGACCAGCCAGGCCGCCGCGGCCAGGATGACGCCGAGCGCGGCGAGCGTCCACCCGGGGACGGTCAGCGCGCCCTCGGCCAGGGCCAGGAACGCGAGCGTGCCGCCGCCCCGGATGGCCGCCCGCCGCCGCCTGCGCCACCAGTGCCAGCGGATCACCGGCACCGGGTGCAGCAGCTTCGTCCCGGGCAGGTTCCACGACGCGTCCGTGCGGTAGCGGGGCCGCCCGGGCGGGCCGTCCATGGGCAGCCCGGTCAGCCACCGCCACGCGGGCCGCGGGAACGCCACGGCCAGCACGGCGGTGGCACCGGGCAGCACCCATGCGATCACCTGCCATCCTCTCGCCTACGGAACGATGATCCGTACCGCCAGGATCGTGGCGAACATCCCGGCCAGGACCAGCCCGAACGCCCACCCGGGAACCGCCTGCGTCCACGCGACCGCGCACGCGATCACGACGGACGCCAGGGTCGCGACCGTGCCGAGGAACTCGCCCCGGCTCAGGCTGCCGTCGTCCGTCATCGCTTAGGCTTCTTCTTTGCCTTCATGACCTTCGTCTGCCCCTTGGCCTTGTTCCAGCCGATCCGGCAGACGTGCGTTGCGGGGTTGCCGCGCGTCTTCCCGCACGTCCCGCACTTGAGAAATCCCATCGCTGCCTCCTAGCAGAATCCGGTGCGCGAGTTGCCCGGCACCCAGCACGTCACCCGGATCGGGTTGCTCTTCCGGTACCGGAAGTACCCGGCGGCGGGCGTCCCGCCCTGCGACGTGCACGGGCTCGTCGTCGTCGAGATCACGCCGGAGGAGAACACCCAGCCGCCGTAGTAGTAGGCAGCCTGCCCGCCGGAGTACACGCATTTCAGCTCGGACTGCATACCGTAGTTGCTCGGGTTCGACGCCACCTGGATGTCGAACCAGGAGTCGTGGTTGTAAAGCTCGTACCCGGCGGTCGGCGGGGTCACCCGGGCCGATGCCGGGACCGCTCCGGCGAGCGCGAGCACGGGCGCCGCGGCCATGGCCGCGATGACAGTCCGTCTCATATGATCGTCCTTCCGGTGGGGATCGGAGACCGGCCCCGGGAACTTCTGGGAGGTTGGGCCCGGGGCCGGCCGTCTACGGGGTGCCGCTCCTTTCCGCCGTCTTGCCGTTGAGGGCGCCCGCGGCGGTGATGGTGGCGGCCGTGGCCATATCCGCCTGGGGAGTCACCGCCGCGGGCGCGTCACGGGGGGCGCGCACTCTCGCCGCCTGCGCGCGGGTCAGGCCGAACTGGGCCTGCAGCTGGTTCGCCGACCACGGGTTCCCGGCCGCCAGCGTCGCCGCGTACGACGCCGCCGCGGCCGCGTACTTGTCCGCTCCCGGGCCGTCGCCGGCCTTCGCCTTGCGGGACGCCCTGACCAGCCACATCCCGATCTCGATGGCGGCGACGAACGCGAACCCCGGCCAGCCGTTCAGCGCGGCGCCGACCGGGCCGTCCGCCCACCCGTCGAGCACGTTCCCGGCGATCGTCGCCGCCACGCTGGCAACCAGCACGGCACGGATCGCCCAGGGCGCGGTCACGGTGTTACGCGCCGACCACAGCAGGACCAGCGACGCGGCCAGGATCAGCAGGTCAACGGAAAGCGGCGTCAGCCGCGCGCTGGTGCCGTCCTGGCCGTGCACCCGGCCCAGGTCGAAAAAGTGGCTGTAGCTGACGACTGCCGCGAAACCGGCGACGGCGACGACAGCAAGCGCCATGGCGACGAGGATCAGCCGGTCCGGGTTGACGCGCATACCGCGAACATACACGCGCTCACGTTCGCATGCGAGGTCTCGCAACTACGGGCGCGGGTCTGCCACCCTGTGCGAGTGCGCATTGACCATGACTCGGCGGAGTTCCCCTACCTCCAGCTCGCCCGGCAGCTCCGCAACGCCATCGCAGCCGGGGCATACCCGAAGCGGTCCAAGCTGCCGACGATCGCCGAGATCACCGCGGGCACCGGGCTGTCGCCGATGACGATCCGCCGGGCGTACCACCTGCTGGCCGCCGAGGACCTCGTCGAGGTAGTCCCCGGCCGCGGCACGTTCGTGGCCTAGGCTGGCCGCATGAGGTACCGGAACAGGCCGGGCGTCCGGCGTTGCGCAGGCGGCGAGTTACCCTGCGGTACAGGAACCGCCGCGAGTGCCGGCGCTGCAACGGCGGGGCCTTACCCGCCTGACACCGGCGTGACCGTCAGCCCGTTCGTCACGTCCGTCAGCGTCACGCCGCTGAACGCGACATCCATCGGGTCCGGGCACGGGCTGGACGGGGCGAACACGGCAGTCGCCGTCAGCGAGTAATCCGAATGGCCGTTCTGAACCGGCTCGTCCGCCGCGACGCTGAATGTCGTCTTGTTGGCCGCGGCCGGGTTGTTCCCGCCGCCGTTGACGCACGTCGCGGTGCCGGACAGCACGACGTGGATTTGCGGCTCGTCGCCGAGCCCGGCCTCCTTCGCGGTCACGGTCAGCGTGGCCCCGGCAGTCGTGAACGAGGGAGTGCCGACGAAATGGGCTGAGCCCGCGAGGGCGGGGGCGGCGAGGGCGAGGAGAGCGACGGCCAGGACGGCGGTTACGGCAAGTCTGCGCATGCCCCGTTCCTAGTGCCGCGGCGTGCCGCTCACCGTGCCACTCGCAGCCCCGGGCACGGCAGCAGCTCGACGGCCGCCAGGGCCTCCGGCTGGCTGAACGCCGTATAACGGGCCGTGGTCTCCGGCCGGGCGTGCCCCATCAGCTCCTGAACGAGGCGCAGGTCCCGCGTCGCCTGGTACGTCATGGTCCCGAACCTGTGCCTGCACTGGTGCAGCGTCGCCGCGATCCCCAGGTCGTGCAGGTGGTCGTTGCACATGCGCGACACCAGCCACGGCGCGTTCGGCCCCGGCTGCCCGTCGTGACGCCGGAACGCGAACCCCGACGGCGGCAGCCTCGCCGCGGCGAGCTCGGCCCGGGCGAACGCGGACAGCGGGACCACCCGCTCGGTGCGGCCCTTCGTCGCGTCAGCGGCCACGATCAGCACCGGCGGGGAATGGGATTCCAGCACGGACTCCCGGCGCAGGCACGCGATCTCCTTGGCCCGCAGGCCCGCCCAGCCGGCCAGCACCAGCCACGGCCGCACCCTCGGCGCCGCCGTTGCCACGGCGTGCATCAGGTCATCCTCGGCGATCGGGCGGGGAACGCGGCGGGGCACCCTGGGCACCGGGAGCCCCGCCGCCGGGTTGCTCCCGGCGTAGCCCTCGGTGGTGCACCAGCCGTAGAAGGCGCGCAGATGACTCACGTACGAGACGACTGCCTCGTCGGTGATGGTTAACCCGGCCCGCCATCCGCCGAGCATTTCCGGGGTCGCCTCGCATAACGGGACCGGGAGGACCGCGGCCAGGCGGACCAGGGCACGGCGGCGCGCGTAGATCGTCGCGGGGCTGTAACCAGACAGCCGTAAAAAGTCGAGATGCTTCTCCATGACACCGCGGGGTTCTGTGAGCAGTACGGGGTCAAGGTGATTACCGGGTCGTATCGTACGCACGTTGCTAACCCGTGGTAAAGACATGGGGCGCGCATTACGTGGCGCTTGTCATGTCGCAGCCGCAGGCGCCCCAGTCGTCCGCGTCGAACATGGACGGCTGCCGTTCGATGCGCTCACGGAACGCGGTAAGCGTAAGCGCCCTGACCTCGCCGTCCGCGCGGTCGCGCAGGATGGATACGTCCTTGCCGAGCATGGCGCGGGTCTGCTGTTCCTCCGCTTCCCATTCCAGGTACCGCGGCCGGTTGACCTGCAGCAGCAGCGACCACTGGGCCTGGCCGCCGCGGACGCACGCGCCGCCGCAGTTGGCATGCCCGAATCCGTACTTGTACAACCGCGGCGGCTCGATGCCGCGAACGCGGAACAGGCCTAGCAGCTGCGCCTTCCACAGATAGGGCGGGTCCATCAGCGGGGCTTTGACGATCCACGGCGCCCAGTGCTTCGCGGCAGCGTCGAAGCGGTGGGGTTCGGTCCAGTCGAACCCGAGATAGACGATCGTGTCTGCCGGGTCGTAATGCTCGTCCCGGTACCTGTCCAGCAGCTCGCGCTTGAGGATGCGGGAGCAGACGGCCATGCGGTTGTTCGGCACGCACCGTTCGTCCCGGCCTGCCTGCATGGGCGTCCGGCCGTCGGCCAGCCGGATCCATTCGCAGCCGAGCCGGGAGACGACCTCGCGTGCGAAACGCCAGTTGTCCTCATCCTCGGCAAGGGTGTCCGCGGTAAGCAGGACGACGCTGTCAGCGCCGTGCTCGTGCACGACACGCCAGGCGACCTCGGCTGATGCCGCGCCGGTGGAGAACTGCACCAGGTGCCTCATGCGGCCAGCCTCAGCGCGGCAGCGGTCAATATCGGTGCTTTTCTGAAGGATCGTCCGCGAAACTCGGGGCCTGCTAGCCACTCGAACGAGACGCCAGTTCTCAGCGCCCACATCTTCAGGTACGCGGCGCGCGGGGGTGCGCCTCTGCCGTTGAGCCACCGGCTGACTGTGGACCGGCTGACGCCCAGGTCCTCGGCGATGGCCTCGACACTGATCTCCGCGTGGGCCAGGGCGCGCTGCATGCGCCATCCCAGCGTCCACTCGGGGACCACGCCCGCTTCGGGCAGTTCGGTCATGCATGCATTGTGTGTCGCGCGTCCGCCGTGCGTCAACATAGCGGGGGTCACAAGTTCCTGACCAGTAGCGCTTGACCGTTGCGCGACATTGTGCCATGTTGGCGCAATGCGGAACCTTGAACCGATCACCAGCGCCGAAGCGGGAGCCATCCTCGGGGTGTCTGCCCGCACCGTCCAGCGCCGAGCGGACGAGGGGCTGATCACCTGCATCCGCAAGCTGCCCGGCCCGAACGGCGACTACCTGTTCGACCGGGCCGAGGTCGAGAAGGTCGCCGCCGGGCAGGCGAAGGCCAGGGCGTCATGACCGCCAGCTGGGGCGCCGCCCCGGGGCCGCGGCCGTAGGTGCCGTACCTGCCACCGAGATTTCGAGCGCCAGAAGCGCTCGGCCAACAAGCCCCCCGCACCAACTGCAATAGAAAGAGGCATCAGTGTTTAAGAAGATTATCTTCGCAGCCGTCACCGCCGGGGCACTCGCCGCGGCCGGGGCGCTCGCCGCCGGGCCCGGGATCTACTTCCACACGGCGAAGCCCCGGGCCTCCCGTGCGATCTACTTCCACACCGGCAAGCCGGCCACCCTCACCGCGCTGTCCGTGCCCTGCGGCGAGTCCGCAGTGGCACCCGTCACCGGGAACGCCGCCCGCGCCGCCGTCGCGTTCCCCGCCCCGCCGGACTACTCCGCGTACAAGGCCGGATTCCGCGCCCACGGCAACAGCCGCGTGTTCCGCAACGTCAAGTCCACGTTCGTCCTGCCCGCCACTGACGGCCCGCACGGCTGCCACTGGAGGATTTACGACCAGCTGTCATCCGGCGGGCACCAGCTCGACGTCGAGGTCGACGCCGTCGGCCCGAACGCTTACGTGGCCGGGTACCGCATCGACGGCACGTTCCACCCGATCCCGCTGTCCGCGACGATCAACCCGGGCGACTCGATCACCATGTCCGTGTACTTCGACGTGAACGGCGACCGGCTCGCCGACTACACCGTCAGCGACAACACGAACTCGGCGAAGAACGCCGTCGTGGACATCCCCCGGCCGGTCAACAGTGACGGGACCGCGATGGGCAAGATCACGTCCGCCGAGTGGGTCATCCACCCCGACGGGCCCGTCGCGTGCATCCCGGCGACCATCGCCACCGACTGCTTCACCCACGCATTCGTCCGCGAGACCTCGATGTCGATGACGACCTACTCCGGCCACCACGACGACCTGAAGGGCACCGTGCCGGTGTCGTTCGTGATCCAGACCGATAACAGCGAGGCCGACGGCGACATCTACGCCTCCGCCGGGCCGCCGAACGCGGCCGGGACCGCGGCAACCATCTTCATGCGGGCCTGACCACCTGACAGCCCCGTCCCGCGCTGCCCGATCGGCACGGCACGGGGCAGCCTCCCCGGCCCGGATACCCCTGACTGGTAACTGCACCGGGCCGGGGAGGCATCCACGCAAGAGGCCTGGCCCCCGAGCCTGCCGGAAAGGGGACCGGGCCAGCGGCCCCGGAGACCAGCGGGCCGCACCCGAAGCCTAAAGGAGACCGAGGCAATGCCAAGGACAGCAAGGGACACCGGGGGGGCCTACCGGCGGTTCTACACGCCGCAGGAGGTGGCCAACCGGTTCCGTGTCGACCCGAAGACCGTCCAGCGGTGGCACAAGGCAGGACTGCTGGAATCCATCACGACGCCGGGCAACACCCGCCGGTACGACGCCGACCAGGTCGACGCGATGCTGAACGGCGGCCCGAAACCATGAGCCACGCTTCCGATCCCGCGTCCGTGTCCGGCCGGCCCGAGCCCCGGCCGCCGCGGCACGACCCCGCCGCGCATGAGGTACGCGTCACCCCGGAACTCGAATTCCGCGGCAACGCGACCATCCCCAAACTCGTCCTGTCCTGCTCAGGGTGCCCCGGGTTCCGGCGCAGCCTGTACCACTCCTACCCCCTCGGCAGCCTCACCGATTTGCAGCCGCAGCACGACGGGAGCGGAACATGATCTACGCCGCCGCCGCCTGGATCATGCAGCCGCTGGTGTGGCTGCCCGCGATCGCCGTCGCCGGGGGCCTGTTCACGTGGTGGCTCGCGGACCGGGGGTTCTTCGACCCCCGCCAGGGCATCCATGCGGCCAGCCGCGACCTCGGCCGCGACCCCGGCATCGATGACAGCGAGGACTACACGGCAGTCCTGGCCGCCCTGGAAGTGGCGGAGACCCTCGTATCCGCCGGGCACTCCGCGAACTGGGAGCCGAACACGCTCGGCCCGGTGCTCGATGCCAAGCGCGCCGAGCTGGCCCCGGTATTCACGGCGAACGGAATCCCGGGCTACGAACCCGCCGTGGTCACCGTCACCGATGATCCGGGCGGGCGGCACGCGCAGCCCCGCGTGCACGCGTTCCGGCCGGGCCCGGAGCCCTACTGCGGCAGGTGCGGCACCGCCGGGCACTGGCGCGGGGACGAGTCGTGCGCGGACGCCGTCGTCGACGAGCTGCTCGAACGGCGCCGCGAGACCAGGGCCCGCGACGCCATCGCCGCCGACCTCGAAGCCGCCGGGTTCCGGTACCACGACGACACCGACGACGCCGTCAAGTCGATGTTCACCCGGGCCATGGCCATGACCGTCCGCGCGATCGAGGCGCCATGATGACCGCCCTGCTCGTGCTGCTCGCCGTCGCGGTTAACGCCGCGATCGCGCTGGTCACCGCTCGCATGGTCTTTGCCCGCGTCCGTGACCGGATCATCGAGACCGCGGATAGCGGCAATTTTTACATGATGTCCCCGGAAGCGCGGATCCAGGGCGCCGGGATCATCCTGACGATCACGTGCCTGGGCGGCCTGTGGCCGCTGCTGCTGGCAACCGCGCTGGTTATGGCCAAGCCGCCCAGGACACCCGCCGAGATGCGGGCACGGCAGCGCCGCGATCAGCAGCGCATCGCCGAGCTGGAGCGCGAGCTGGGGATGAAGCCATGACCCTCGGCCTGGAGATTGTCGCGGGCGCCGCGCTGATCGCGGCCATACCGTGCGTGCTGCTCGCCGTCATCTTCGGCGCCCTGGCCATCCTCGACCGCGGCGCGACGCGGCTGGACCGGGTGCTCGCCCAGGCCGAGCGGGACCGCATCGAGGCGCTGCTGGACGACCCGGCGCTGTGGGAATCCATGGAACGGCGGGTGCAGCCGTGAGCGCGCCAGTGAAGACCTACGGGCCGCCGGGCGCCTACTGCCTCGGCGATAGCAGTCCGTGTCCCTGGCGGAAGGAAGCGGGCACTAAGGCGACCCTGGCGGGCACGCAAAGCGCCGCTGTCCAGCACCAGCGCGAGCACCCCGGCCACACGGTCGAGGTATCCGTCGAGCAACTCCTCACCTATTACCCGGAGCCGACGGCATGAGCGGCCGCCACGACCCGCACAAGGGCGACCCCCGCCAGGTTCTCCAGGACGGCTGCGCCGAATGCGCCCGCCGCGGCCGTCTCGTGCACGAGGCCATCGGCTACCTCGACGAGGCCGCGTTCGCCGCCGCCTGGACCAGGGCCGCGCAATGGCAGACCGGGCGGCTCAAAGGCGGCGCCGGGACCATCAGCGACACCGAGGCGCCGCTGCTGCGCGCACTGTGGGAAACGCAGAGGCAGTTCGAGCGGCGCGGGTTCAAGGTCGGCTCCTGCCCGGTGGAGTTCTGATGACCGCCCAGTGGCGGGATTACCGCCTTGACCGTGCGAACGGGCGGCCTCCGTGGTGGCGCTGGTTCGAGCCGCCGCGGTCATGGCCGGGCTGGCTGCACTTGCGCACCTGCACCTTCTGCCGCGGGATGAGCCGCTACGTCCGCGAGCGTGCCCGGTGACCGCGCGGCTGGTGCTGCCCGGCACCGTGTCCGAGGCCGAATGGCTGGCCGCCCGCCGCCGCGGCATCACCGCGTCCGAGATCGCGGTCGTCATGGGCCTGTCGCCCTGGTCGTCGCCGTTCGCGCTGTATCACCGCAAGACCGGCGACCTCCCGGAGCAGGCGGACACCACGGCCATGGCACTCGGCCGCCACCTGGAGATGTTCGTCGCGGATGCGTTCGATGAGCTGCGGCGCGATGATCTGGTGGTCCTCGGAAACGGCCGGGAGTTGTTCGCGCATCCTGAGCGCCCGTGGCAACTCGCTACACCGGATCGCGAGTTGTCGGAACGCTGCGGACGCTGCGCAGGTAATGAGTTCGGGCATCTCAGCCATGCTCTGATCGCCGTGCTGGAGTGCAAGACGTCGGCCAGCTACGACGGGTGGGGACCGGACGGCAGCGACGAGATACCCGTGCACTACCGCTGCCAGGTGCTGTGGCAGATGGACGTCATCGGCGTCACCACGGGCTACGTGGCCACGTTGTTCCTGCACTCGCGCACGCTCCGCGTCTACGAGCTGACCATGGACGACCAGGCGGAATCGGACCTGGGGCTAATGCGGGCGCACGCCCGTATCTTCCTCACCCGCATCGAGGCAGGCGACCCGCCGCCGGTGGACTGGCGGCCGGCGACCGGGGACGCGCTGCGGCGGCTGCACCCGCTGGTGAAGGACGAGGACGCCGTCATACCGAAGGGCATGGCCCGCGCCTACCTCGCCGCGGTCGGCCGCTACCGGACCGCTGAGCAGCGGAAGAAGCTCGCGGAGAACCGGATCCGGGAGCGCGTCGGCCCGGCGGCCCGCGTCGTGCTGAAGGACGGCACGGCCGTGGCATCCCGCAGCGTCTACCCCGTCAAAGAGCACGTGCGCAAGGCCTGCACGGTCGACAAGCTCATCCCCGCGAAAGACAAGGACACCGCCAATGGGACATCGTGAAGCACGCCGCGTGCCGCTCGACTGGGAGCATCCGCGCGAGCCCGGCACCTACAGCGACGGCAAGCCCAGGTACATCGGGCTGCAGTCGCGGGACATGCTGAAGTACTACGGCCCCGATGAGGGCTGGTCAGAGGACGACTTCATGCCGGACTTCCCGGAGGGGACGGCGACCGGCTGGCAGTTGTACGAGACCACCAGCGAGGGCACGCCGGTATCCCCCGTGTTCGCCACGGCGGAGGAACTGGCCGCCTGGTGCGAGACCGGCGCGTCCGTCTTCGCCGGTCACCGCTGGACCCGTGAGCAATGGCTTGCCTCGTTCCGTGACGACCCGACCGGCGTCGAGAGCCTGCTGTTCCTCGATGCCAGCGGACTGCACGTAGGAGACCCCGCGAAGGAGGCCACGTCATGACCGCGACCACGGTCAGCCAGGCCGTCGCCACGCAGCAGGCCAGCCCCGTCGGCATCATGGCCGGCCGCCGGAAGCACTTCCGCGCCGTGCTGCCCGCGTCGGTGGACGTCGAGGCGTTCCTCGGCACCGCCGCCGGGGCGCTGTACGCGTCCGTGGACCCGGATCCGCGGAAGCTGACGCTGATGCGGTGCGCCGAGGCCAGCCCCGACAGCCTGATCAAGGCGCTGATGGACTGCGCCGCGCTCGGCCACATGCCCGGCACCAGCGAGTTCTACCTCACCCCCCGCGTCGTCAAGGGCAAGCCGACGGTGCTCGGCATCGAGGGATACCGCGGCATCGTCGAGCGCATGTACCGGAGCGGCGCCGTCGCGAAAGTCGTCGTCCGCGAGGTCTGCGAGCTTGACCGATTCCGCTACGTCGAGGGCGCAGACGATAAGCCGCTTCACGGGTTCGGCGGCGGCGACGTGCACAACTCGAACTCGACGGGCGCTGATTTCTTCGGCCCCGGTGGCAGCCGTGACCGGGGCGCCATGGTCGGCGTGTACGCGTACGCCATTCTCACCACCGGCGCCGTGTCCCAGGTCGTCATCCTCACCCGCGACGACGTCGAGGCCGCCCGCGACTCAGGCGGCTACCGGCCCGATGACACGTTCAGCCCGTGGAACCGCCTCGACGCGGGCAAGGGCCACCCGGAATTCACCGGCCGGTCGATGTGGTGGAAGACGGCGGCCAGGCGGCTGGAGCCGTGGGTGCCGACGTCCGCGGAGTACCGCCGCGAGCAGCTCCGCGCGTCCGCGTCAGCCGCCGCGCAGGCCGCCGATAACGGCTACCACCCGGCCGAGGCCGCGGTGCACGCCGCCGCCCAGCAGGCCGCGGCCGACATCCACGACGCCGACGTCATCGAGGACCCGCCGCCCGCACGGCGCGAGCAGTCGGCCAAGGCCGCGCACGAACGGCTGACGGCGCTGCTCGGCCAGCTCGCGCTCGGCCCGCCGGAGGATGAGAAGAAGCTCATCGACTGGGTGACCGGGCGCAAGCCCGGCGAGGCGCTGACGCGGGCGCAGGTGCACCAGGTGACCACGTTCCTGGGTGACGCCATCGACGCGGCCAGGGGCGACCTGGGCGAGGCGTGCGCGCAGATATGGCAGCAGTACAACGCGTCGAACCCGCAGCCGCCGGAGCCGGCCTAGAGCGCGGGAAGCTCGCCCGGTCCACAGCAGCCGGGCTTCTGAGCACCCGCAGGCCGCCCCGCCCGCCAATGGCACCCCCCACCCGGGCGGGGCGGCCACCATCCTTATCCGCACCCCGCATGAGAGACAGGACAGTGCTTAGTGACCGAGATACTGACCGGCGAGATCGTTGCCACGTGGACGCCGGAGCAGGCCGCCGGGCATGTCATCGAGGCATGGCAGGGCGCGGTTGAGTCGATCATCGAGACCGGCCGGAGGCTGATCGAGGCTAAAGACCGCATCGAGCATGGCGGTTGGCTGCCCACCGTTGGCCTACTGCCATTCAGTGAGCAGACTGCTCGAAAGCTAATGCAAATCGCCCGGCATCCGGACCTTTCAAATCGCGCACATGTGCGCGATTTGCCAGCGTCATGGGGAACGCTATCCGTCCTCGCGCAATTGCCGCCCGGTGAGATACCGAAGCGGATAGAGGCGCATGAGATAACGCCCGAGCTTGAGCGTGCTACGGCTCAGGAATGGGCTGCTACCTACAGCGTCGCTAAGCAAGAGGCGCTTAACGCCTACGGCAGCGCCGTCGACGGCCTCACCGCCGCGCTGTCGTACGCGAAGACCTGGACACCGCCCGCTGACATCACCGGCGGGCACCTGCCCGTCAGCGAGTTCACCGACCGCGCCCGGGAGCTACTGGAGATCGCAGAGAACTGGGAGCAGGAATGACAACTCGCAAGACGTTCGACCGCGGCACCGTCCAGGCCCGCGCGCAGGAGATCAGCTGCAGTTCCCTCACGCCCATCACCGTCAGGGACGCCTGCAAGCAGGCGCTGCATGAGCTGTACGGGAACAACGCGGACGCCCTGCTCGACGCGGCCGCAACTCTCGCCGCGGGCACCATGTCCGGCCTCCGGCAGCGTACCTACCAGCTGCCCGAGCAGGTCACCCTGACATCCGACATCCCGGGCGTCATCGGCATCACCACGCCCGACGGTGACCTGATCATCCCGCGGTCCGAGGCGACCGCCGCGCAGGTCCGGCAGTGGGGCCGGGAAGCGGTCAAGCACCACTCCACCCAGCGGCTCCGCTTCAAGCGCTTCAACGAAGACCTGGACATAGCCGGGGACCAGCCCGACGAGGTCAGGTGGACCGAGATGCGGCCCGTCATAGAGGAGCGCAAGCTCAAGATTCTTGAGGCCGGGAAATGAGGATCACCATCCCGGCCTGGCTGCTGCTGCGCATCGCCCAGCGCGATCACTGGACGTGCCACATCTGCCAGCAGGGCTGGCTGCCGGATGACCCGTGGCAGATCGACCATGACACGCCGCTGGCCAAGGGCGGCACCAACCATGTCCGTAACCTGCGGCTCGCGCACAAGAGCTGCAACCGCGGCAAGGCCGCGGCCTAGTCCTCTGTCCGCCTACTCGGGACGGGACACATGAGATGCCCTGGGTTCGGTTCGATGACCAGTTCCCCATTCACCGCAAGGTAGATGGCCTGTCGGATGCTGCATACCGCCTTCACACCTCGGCGATCTTCTGGTGCGCGCGGAACCTCACAGACGGTTTCGTGTCCGAAGATGATCTCGACGGCGTGACAGCGCGGGTGCGAACGCCGTCACGCTTCGCTGCCGAGTGCGTGAAACGGGGTACCTGGCACGACTCCCGCGAGCCCTGCGAGTCGGATAAGTGCCCCGCGCCTGTGGACAGCAGTTATCCACAGGGCTGGGTGGTTCACGACTACTGGGAGTACCAGCCCAGTGCACGGAAAGTGAAAGAAGACCGGATAGCGAAAGCGGAGCGTCAGCGCCGATGGCTGGAACGTAAACAAAGACGCGTCTCTAGACCGTCTGATGACGCGTCTGAAGACGCCCCCCCGTACCCGCCCCGCCCCGAAGGAAGCGGGGCGCGGAGCGCCCCGGGCAACGGCGCCGCCGTCCGCGCCCCGAGAGGGCGCGCGGCCGCCGTGCCGAAACCCGCCTGGTGCGGGTCATGCGATGAGGCAACCCGCCAGACCGGCGACCCGCCGCGCCGCTGCCCTGCCTGCCATCCCCTCGTCACCGCACGTCAGGAGGAATCCAAATGGTGGACCTGAACGCTGGCGACCCGTCGGCGCGGGAGGAGTTCGAGGCCGCCGTCCGCCGCGAGTTCGAGACCCTCCGCCCCGAAATCGCCACCCGCGGCAAGGAAGACCGGATCCAGAACATCCTCGCCGCCCACGACAAGGCCGCCAGCCGCGCGGTTGCCCGCGGCATCCACATCTGGCTCCGCGCGTACGCCGACGCGCTCCCTGGTGAGCAGCCATGACCAGCACCGCCGAGAGCACGTCCGTGCGCGACATCCCGCGGTCCTGCACCTGCACATGGCACTACGCCCGCAAGCCCGCCCGGTGGATACTCACCCGGCCCGACCCCGCCTGCATATGGCACGACCACGGAAGCGAGACGCCATGACCACCCCAGGCAAGCTGCACGTCGACACCACCGACGGCCGCATCCACGGCCCCGCCACCATCACGTACAACAGCCCGTTCCCGTGCGTCAACGGGACCCCGCACGTCACCGGCGCCATCCGCGGTGTCGTCATGCACACCATGGTGGGCAACCTCCCCGGCACCATCGCGCACTTCAACAACCCGGACGCGCAGGCGTCCGCCCACTTCGGCATCAGCCAGGCAGGCGAGATACACCAGTTCGGGCCGCTCGGGAAGGGCTGGAAAGCGTGGGCGCAAGCCGACGGGAACATGCAGTGGTACTCCATCGAGCACGCCGACGACGGCGACCAGCACCACCCGCTCACCCAGGCGCAGATCACGGCCTCGGCGCAGGTCGTCGAGTGCCTGTCCGCGTTCGCCGGGTTCCCCCTCCGGGTCGAAGACGACGTGCACGGCAAGGGCTACGGCACGCATGTCATGGGCGGCGCCGCGTGGGGCGGCCACACCTGCCCCGGACCAGGGCCCAGGGCAGGGCAGCGGCTGGATATCGTGCAGCTCGCCCGCATCATCCGGGCAGGTGCCCAGCCGCTGCCTAAGCGGGTACCGCAGCTGGAAACCATCGTCACCGACGGGACCACGTCGCTGCATGACCTCGCCGCGGCGCGGGGCACGCACTCCATGCACGTGCTGTACCTGACCTCGGACCACTTCCGCGGGTTCCCGCAGGAGACGGCCAACTGGGGCAACCGGCTGTTCAACCCGGACACCGCGTTCTTCGCGGCACTGTCGATGCCTGCGGGGCTGCACCTGCGCGTCCCGGTGATCCCGTCATGAGGCGGACGCTAACGCGGCTGCGGGCTGCGTATCACGAGCTGAGCTGCACGGAATGCCGCGTCACATGGTCATCATGGGCACTGCGAGTCGTCGGCTGCAAGCGAGGCTTCACCCCGTGACCGCGCTGGGTGATCCGCTCGGCGACCTCCGCGAATGGCTGCCCCGCGCCGCCGCGCTCATCACGCAGCCCGACACCGACGCCACGGCCGGCCACGGCAAGGCAGGCTCCCGCCCCCCCTGGAACCCGTCCGCCGCGAACGCGCTGTGGGACGCCGTCGCCGTCATCGCCGACGTCCGCGCCATGTTCGCGTTCCTCGTCCACGGCCGCCCCGGGCAGGCGTACCCCTACGCGGCCACCGGAGCGGCCCTGGACGCCATCGGCAGGCTCGGGGAGGCAGTGCCGCAGGCATACGCCAAGCGGGCCGAGAGAGACCTTTCCAGGGCCGTCCTGCCCATCCTGCGGCTGAACGCCGTCGACGAGGAGGAGACACCACAGCACCTGCGGTCCTACGAATGCCACTACTGCCACGGGTTCATGGTGTGGCTGCTGCCGAAGGCCGGGTTCGTGTACTGCACCCGCACCGGCGTCTGCCAGGACGCCAACGGGAAACCGGCGAAGGGCTGGTGCCGCGAGGGCCGTTTCGGCGAGGGCCAGATCGAATGGGAAGACGGCCTCGTCACATGACGAACCTGCTGACACCGAAACGATACGAGTCAATCCTCGCGCGCCTGATCATCTCCCCGGCCGGGTGCTGGGAATGGACTGGCGCGCGAGACAGGCACGGGTACGGACGCGCAGGCTACGGGCCGCGCAAGGCAGGAACCGGGCTCGTGCACCGGATGGTCTACCAGCAGGTGAACGGGCCTATCGAGCCCGGCCTGGAACTTGACCACCTGTGCCGGAACCATCCGTGCGCGAACCCCGCGCACCTGGAACCCGTCACCCATGGTGAGAACGTGCAGCGCGGAGACGGCCCGGCACTGCTCGCGGCCAGGAACTCGGCCGTCACGCGCTGCCCGCAAGATCACCCGTACGACGATCAGAACACCTACATCCCGCCGGGCAAGACCGGCCGCGAGTGCCGTACGTGCCGGAACGAAGCTACGCGCAAATGGCGGCAGGCCAGGAAACAGTGACCGCCATAGTCATACGCGGAGACGCCGCCCATCTCCCGCTCCCTGATGAGTCTGTTGATCTTCTGCTGTGCTCGCCGCCTTACTTCGCTTTGAGGTCGTATACCGATGGTGGCGAGCATTATGCAGGTCAGATAGGGAGCGAAGCGACACCGCAGGAGTTCCTTGAAGCCTTGTGGGCTTGTACCCGTGACTGGATCAGGGTGCTGAAGCCGGAGGGGTCGATCTTCGTCAACCTCGGCGACAAATACGCAGGCGGCGGCATGGGCGGACACGGCGACGGAATCGGCGCGGTATGCAACGGGGCAGCCCGGGCGCAGTACCGGCGGCCGAAGATCGATGCTCCCGCGAAGTCGCTGCTGGGGTTGCCGTGGCGGTACGCGCTCGGCTGCATGGACCAGCTCGGCCTGATCCTCCGCGCCGAGATCATCTGGGCCAAGCCCAACGGCCTCCCCGAATCCGTCACCGACCGCGTCCGCCGCTCACACGAGCAGGTGTTCCATTTCACCCGTTCGCCGCGGTATTACGCCGCCGTAGACGAAATCCGCACCCCGCATGCGCAGTCCACCATGACCCGGGGTGGTGGCAGGAACGGCCTCCGCATCAGCGAGCAGCCGAACCCGTCTGGCACCATCACCGAAGGGCGCCACGACTGGGAAGGCGGCCTCAACGCGCTCGGCTCGCTGCCCGGGTCGGTGTGGTCGATCCCGTCGCAGCCGCTCACCGTCCCGCCCGGCCTCGGCGTTGACCACTTCGCCGCGTTCCCGGCGGAGTTGCCGCGGCGGATCATCTTGGGGTGGTCGCCGCCGGGTGTGTGCACGGGGTGCGGCCAGGGCCGCCGCCCCGTCGTGGACAGGAACCATGCCGATACGCCTGGCGGCAGCACCGCGGCGGTAAACCGGCTGCGCGCTGATGAGATTCGCAGCCTCACCGTGCGCAAGATGGCACGCGGCTCCATCGAGGCCACGATTACCGGCTATGCGTGCGCCTGCACCCCGTTCACCGACCACCCCGGCACCGGCGAGCGGTACTTCACCGAAACCCCGCCGGGCGGCAACCGCGGCCGGAACACGACATCCGGCGCGCACATCCCGCACGTAGCCCGAGGCGACGACGGGCCGATCCCGAAAGTCGGGCCATGGCGCGAGTATCACTTTGACCGCTGGACCCCGCCGCCCACGCGCCCGGCGATCGTCGTCGACCCGTTCGGCGGCACCGGCACGACCGCGCTGGTGGCGTCCGTCCTCGGCCGCACCGGCATCAGCTTCGACCTGTCCCACGACTACAGCCGCCTCGCCAGATGGCGAACCCAGGACCCGGGCGAGCGGTGCCGGGTGATCGGCGCCCCGAAACCGCCGCCCGTGGCCGACGGGCAGGACGCGCTGTTCGCGCTATGAGCGACACCACTCACTACGTGCTCGATGTCGCCGCGCTGGCCGCCGCCATCGAGACCGTTACCCGGCACCGGAAGATATCGCTGCGGGACGTCGCGGCAGAGACGGGGCTGTCGCCATCCACCCTGACCCGCATATCCCAGGGCCAGAAACCTGACGCTGACGGCCTGCTGACATTGCTCGCGTGGCTGAACGCCGACGCTACCCGCTTCGCGCGGCTCCGCCAGATTACGGCCGGCTAATGCCACCATGACGAATGACCGATATCCGGTTCACGCTCGCCGAGGCCGCGCCCCTGCTGAACCCGCCCGTCACCCCGGAGCAGCTCGCCGCCATGGTCCGGGCGCTGCGCCTGCACCCGTCGGGCACCCGCCGCACCGGCAGGCCCGGCCGCCCGGAGCAGACCTGGGACTGGGCCACCATCACCCGACTGCACGAGTGCATCCTGCCGTTCCTGGAGGACCACCATGGCTGATACGCACCCCTTCACCCCGGCTGCGGACCCGGGCTGGATCCTGGTCTGCCGGTGCGGGAAGTGGCCGGGGCATCACGTTCACACTGGCGATGTGGCCGCCTGCACCTGTGACGCCTGCTGCCGCGCCCGGCGCAAGGCCCGGCGCAAGGACACGTCACAGCAGGTAGCACGCGAGGCCAATTACGGCTAGCTTTATCGCTAGCGGCTGCATGCCCGGAAACAGGCGTGCGGCCGTAACCATGCCGGAAGGCACACCATGCCCATCAGCAACGACCGGCTGCTGCGCGAGCTGCAGACCATCAGCCAGAAACTGGACGTAGTCATGTCGCAGCAGGACGAGATCGACGCCGACGTCGTCGAGCTGAACACCGCCGCGCAGGCCATCCTCGATGAGATCGCCGCGCTGCAGGACGCGAACCCGGCGCTGGACCTGTCCGCGCTGAAGGCCGCCGCTGACCGGGTGGCCGCCATCGCACCGCCCGCCGCCTGACCTGACCATGGCATGGATGATCATTGCGATACGTGCCTGTGCTGCTACTGCTGCCAGTGGTGCGAGCGACGACATGACACGCCCTGCCCAAACGGGTGCAACGACGATCATCCGCTAATAACGGGACATGCCCATGCCAAGGTCGCGTCCGCGCCTTAGCGCCACCGCACGCGGCTACGGCAAGGGCAGGCCCCGTGTCCTCGCCAAGACCGCGGCACGCGGATACGGCGGCCCGCACGTCACCACCCGCAGCGAGTACGTCGCCGCATACCACCGAGGCCAGCCGTGCGCCATCGGCGGCGAGCCGCTCACGTGCGACCCGCGCTGGCTCGACCTCGCGCACGACCACGCCAGCGGCGGGTACCTCGGACTCGCCTGCCGCCGCCACAACCGCGGCCACCACGACAAGCCCCGGATGGTCACGACCCTCCGCACATCACGACCGTGGTAGGGGGGCGGGGTCATGACGCAACGTGACCGCGCTGCGACTCCGCAGTCATCTACGTGTGTGTCTGAACTCT